GATCGACGATCGCCGCCGGCAGTACGCGGTTCTTGCGTGTGGTCTGACCCGATCCGGCGACCAGCGCGTCGCGCGCGCGGACGATGTCATCCGCAGGCATCAGTTGCTCGGGACCGACTTGGACGATACGCCGACGCGCTGCGGAATCTGGGGCACGGGCGGCGCAGCGGGAAGAGTGCGACTCTGCAGAGTGGTCAGGTTGGCGCCGGTCGATAGACGATCCAGGCTGCCGACGAGGTCATTGCGGGTCGCATCTGGCTGGCTCATATCGTGATCTCCAGGATGTCCTCGGTCAGTGTGGCGTCGTAGGTCGTGGTGATGGCGATGTTGGCCTTGTCGCGTTCGATCTGCTCGACACCCGGAAACGTGACCGTGAAGTCATGCGTTCCCCCAGCGGCGTAGTCGAAAAGCGCTGTTGCGGAATAGGCCAGCGCGCTGCTCGCTGGCTGGCTGGCCGTCGGCGCGGTGATCGGCGTGTCGGGATGGATGACGCCGGTTCCGGATACCGAGCAGATGGCGATGGCGAATTGCGTCGTCGCTTCGCCGGTCTGCGGCGATAGAACATGCGAGACGGACCGGCACTTGCCGCGGGCGTGCAGCCCGGTGACATCGATGTCGATCGTCCGGTCCAGGTCGATGTCCGGATTGAGCGGCACGGTCGCGGATATCGAGTTGCGGCGGTGGGATTGCCAGATGCGTGTCTTGGCGACGGCGATCAGCGCCTCCATCGCGGCATTCGCCGCGGAGCGGTCGGTGTCCGCGGTCAGGGTCACGTCGGATGAAGTGGTGTAGCCCAGCGCCTGGGTGGCGACGTCCAGAGGAGGAATCCCGATGACATCGTTCTGGTAGAGGAGGATCGATTGCTCGGCGGTGGCGACCTGCGGATAAACTCCCTCGAGAGCTCCGCTGAGTTTGTCGCTGAGCGTGCCGACGGTGGCGATGGAATTCGCCGCGCGCACGGTGATGGCGTGCTGCTCCTCGATCTGCTGGGCGTAGCCGAAAGAAACCTCGGAGGTGAATCCCATGCACAGCAGATAGTCCGAGGTCCCGGGAATCCATCCGCCGATCACCTGGTTTGGCATCGGCGTATACACGATCGATTCGATGGTCGCGCCGGCGGCCTTGATCGCGTTCTCGACGGCTTCGCGGGTCAGGAACCAGTCGAGATTGGCGGCGTGCTGGGCGATCGTCCCGGCATTGACGTATTGGTAGTCCAGCGGGTAGCGCTCCGCCTTGACACGCGGAAATCGATAGCCGAAGTCGACGCTGACGCGGTTGACCAGCGAATTGCGCGAGGATAGCGAGACGTCGATCGACGCGTCGAGGATGTGGTCTTCGTCGAATGAGAGATCGGGCTGCGCGGACGGCGCCCAGTCGGTGATACGCACGCCCTGTTGTGGATCGAGGTCGAGCGATGCGGCGATCGTCGATAGGCGATCCTGCGCGCGGCGCCATCCGCCGGCCGCACGATCGAAGATGACCGGGCTGTAGTACGCGGTGGGGATCAGGGCGTCGATCGCCGATGCGGACAGCGCATCGAGGTCGGCCTGGAGGTTGTCGGTGCAGCGCAATGTGACCGTACGCAGGTCGAGGTTCAACTCGGGCGTGTCGATCAGTCCGGTAAACAACCGGCTGACGCTGGCCGGCGATCCGCCGGCCATGTCGCAGATGTCGATGCTGATCGATTTGCCGACCCACGCCGCGATGGTGAAGCTGTGACCGGCGACTGGACGAACGGTAAGCTCGGCAACCCGAGCGCTGTCTTCCTCGGCGTCGATGCGGATGTCGCCGACGATGCGCGCGGTCCAGTCGATGGAATCGATGGTGACGATTGCGGACCAGATTCCGGAGCGGGACCCGGATCCGCTCGTGCCGAGATAGGTTTCAGACATGGCCGACCATCCGCGCAATCCATTCCGCCGACTGATGGGCCTGGACGATCCACGCGGCGATGGTCACCAGGCATACCCAATAGAGCAGGCGCAGAGGATCTCGCCAGTTCACCGTTCATCCTCGATCAGTGGCGCCTGCTGCGGCTGATGGGGAACGGCATCGCGACACGGGCAGGGCTCCCCAGGCCAGCAGATCGACGGCGAGAGCTTCTCGCTCAGCGGGATGCGCGAGACGCTGTCACCTCGGTCGAGCCAGCGCTGGACCATCTTCTGCGTCAGGCGTTCGTTGCCCGGCGTGTCGTGGGCGAGGGCCGAAACCTTTCCGCATGGCCTTTTCGCGATCCAGACATAGCCGGTATGTGGCCAGAGCATGTCAGACCTCCTCGGCGATGATTTCCCAGCGGTAGGTCGCCTCGCCGCGATTGCCGGATTCGCTCGGGCGAGATACCCAGGCGGTGAAGCTGGGCAGGTAGTTGACCTGGTATCCAAGCGCGCCGTTGACGGCGGTTGCGGTAGCCACGTTGCTCTGGATGCTGACCGCTGTTTCCTGCGCGCTGCCGTCGGGCATCAACGCGACAGCCCAAGGCGTGTAGCCGGTGTCGGAACGCCGCGCAGCCGGTAAGGTGGCCTGCCGGTTGACGTCGCAGGGAATCGCCCGGGGAACGAAACAGGCAACAGTCTGTTGCGTTGTTGCGTCGAGTGTTGCGAGTCCTGGCGGTAACCATCCGCCACCGGAGATCGTCGTTCGCAGCTTGCTCCAGGTGCTCTGCTTGATTCCTGTACCGTTGATCGTGCGCAGGATCGTCTCGCCGCCGATGATCTCGTAGGTCTGTTCGAGGTCCAGGCCGGCCAGGCGGCTGATTTCAATGCTGCCGATCTTCAGGTCGCTCATCGCCGGCCGCCTTTCTGCAGAGCGGCCTTGCTGAAGTCGCGGGTGATCCGCTCGAAGGTATAGGTATCCATCGTCGTCGTGTACGGCCCTCCGAATCCGGGGAAGTTGAAGACCGCAGCAGCACGCTGCTGAGCGGGCATCTCCGGGCGCAGCGAGGGCAGCGCCAGCCGACCGACGAGTCCGCCGTCGGCGTAGCCGGGGATGGCCGACATCCCCTGGCGCAGCAGCCGGGTCAGGAACTCGAGCGCTCCGCGCTGCCGAACGACTTCCTGCGGGACGACGAATTCTCCGGCATGGACGATTCCGGCCGGCTGGAACTTGCCGCCCGGTCCGGTGTAGCCGCCGCGCGCGTATCCGGATGCCGCGGCCGCGGCGTCGAACGAGGCCAACTGCTGGGCCAGATCGCCGCTGCCCTGCTGATTGATCGTGACGGTGATGGTCTTGTCCTGCAGCGCGTCGAGTTCGGCGCGAATCGAGGCGATCGCCGCTTGTGCCTGGTCGATCTGCACTTGCAGTGCGATCTGCGAGGCGCGCTTCTCGAGGTCGGCGATCTGGGAGTCGACCGACTCGATCTGTTTTTGCAGAGCCTGTGCCTGCGTTTCGGCCTGCGCCGCTTCCTGCTGCTTGATCTTCGCCCGCGCTTCGTCGGCAGTAGCCTGGGCCTCGCTGAGCTGCTCGATCGCCCGCGCCTTCTCCTCTGGGTCGATCAGCTTGTCGATCAGCTTTGCGGCGCGCTCGGCGTCCTTGGTCGCCTGGTCGGCGAGCCGAGCGGCGTTCTCGGTGCGCCCGTAACCGGCGGCGAGCTTCGCTTGCAGAGCGGTGTGGACGGCTTGCGATGTCCGGTCCTGCGCTTCCCGCTGGTTGAGGTAATCCTGCGTCGCCTGGTCGAGCGTTCCGCGACGGATTTCCTCGGCGGTCTGTTTGCCGCCGGCGCGCGTCTGCGCCGCCTTGTCGAGCAGGGCAGTCGCCGCTTCACCGGCCGACCTGGCTTCGTCGACCGTCTTCTGCCACGCGCTGCGCAGCGCTTCGTTCAGCTTCTCGGCGTTCGAGATGCGCGCCTTGGTCTGCTTCTCGTCGTCTTCGGTGATCTGCAGCGAGGCTTTTCCTGCGGCGACAGCGCGAAGGAATTCGAGGTTGGCGAGCTGCGTCTGCAGGTCCTTCTGCAGCTTCTTGCGCCGCTCGGCAGCATCGCTCTCCGCGCTGGCTGTCGCGCCGAACGAGTCGATCAGCGCGTCCGCTGCCCGACGGTTCGCGTCGGCTTCCTGCTGTCTGGCTTCGCGGATCGCCTGGAATCTCTCCAGATCGCCGGAAAGCAGCGCAGCGGCCGAGGCGGCCGCCGCACCCAGTGCGTCGCCGACGTCCTTGAGAGTGAGGACAACGACGCCTCCGGCAACGGCGGCTCCCTGGAAAACCGACGACAGCGCTTTGCCGATGGTTGGAGCCTGTTCCGAGACGGCTTTGCCAAAGTTGACGAACGCCGGCAGCAGATCGTTACCAAGTCGGACCTGCACCGATTTGGCGATCAGGCCGAGGTCGTTGAGTTGGAGTTTGAATTGCCGAGTTGCCGCGACTGCCTCGGAGCCGACGATCAGACCGAGGCTCTGCGCGCGCTTCTCGGCCTCCTTGAGCTCGTCACCGGTCAGACGGAGGACGTCGCGGACCTCGTACCATGATCGGCCGTAGATCGACAGCCCGGCGACGTTGCGCTCGGTGAT